CGGTTGCTGACAAGGTTTCACCACCGCCTACTACCCCAATTACCAATTTGCCACAAGTTACAACGGCTCTTTATTCGGGGGCATTGCCAACATTTGTAAACCCTCCGCTAGACGAGGAATGGAGAGCGCCCCCACCACCGACCACACCGCCTGATTTCTTGCACCCAGAGCGCGAGGAAATCGCTAAAGAACGCGCAGAGGCTGTTAAATGAACCCGTGGCTCATTATTGGGGCTTTGGTGGCTCTCGGTAGTTTCTATTCCTACGGACACCATAAGGGGTGGGTAGAGCGAGACGCTGAGATGCAATCAGAGATTGCCCAAAAGAATGAAGAGGCTCGGGTTAAAGAGCAAGAACTAACCAAACAGTTAAACGACAACTCCACTAAGTTACAGGAGGCAAACAATGCCATATCTGAAAAGCAGACTTCTCTTGATCGCGCTATTAGGGCTGGTAGCCTGCGCCTCAAAACCACAAGTTGCGTACAAACCAGTTCAAGTCCCACCTCTACCAACGGAAATAGCAACCAAGAGGGAAGTGAATCTGACAGACAGACTCTTGCAGCTATTGCAGAAATCATCGCCCAAGGTGACAGAAACACCGCCCAACTCAACCAGTGCATCTCAGCCTACGAAGCCGTAAGGAGTCAAGTCAATGGTAAATAGCGACCAACTCCAAAAACTGCACATTGACCCTAGTTTGGTTCAAGTGCTAAACGACACCTTTCAAAAGTGGGGGATTTCCACTCCTAGACAACAAGCCGCCTTTATCGCGCAATGTGGGCATGAGTGTGGCAAGTTCAAAATCTTGGAAGAAAACCTCAACTACGCAGCAGATCGGTTGATGAAGATATGGCCAAAACGATTCCCCACTTTGGAGTCTGCACAGCCCTACCACCGAAATCCCAAAGCCATAGCAAACAAGGTTTACGCCTCACGCATGGGAAACAGAGACGAGGCTAGTGGGGATGGGTGGCGTTTCCGAGGCTCTGGGTGGTTACAGTTAACGGGACACGATAATTTCTTTCACGCAGGCAAAGCGTGTGGGGTGGACTTTGTGATGAATCCTGACCTAGTAAGAACGCCTCAGTACGCGGCTATGACCGCAGGGTGGTATTGGGCTACTCACAACTGCAATGCTTTGGCAGAAGCCCAAGATTGGATTGGGTTAACCAAGAAGATCAATGGTGGAATAATTGGTCTAGAAGACCGCGTAAAGCACACCAATGAGGCTCTGGCGGTCTTTTAGTCTTTATCTGCGCTAACTATCAGAATAGCGACTAGAACGCCTGCGCCTATCAAAGCACCAAGGATGAGGGTGACAATAATTGTCAGAATACTACTAAGCATCTCGACTCCTTATATCGTAAAACCAATCATCTGAGGCAACCCACTTGCGTGACCCGTCCACCGAGTAGGTCTGGGTGGCAACATTGAAATCAGGTGTTAGTGTTCCTGACACTAGACTTTGGTCATACCAGATGCACCGATTGTTGGGTTGGCAAGCAAACTGTCCGTTGTCGAGTTTAATGAAATTAAAGGATTTGTGTTCCTCTGCGGTCTCAGAAAAACCCGTATCAATATCGGTCTGGTCTGCACAAAAGTCCACAGTAAACATATAAGTCCCAAAGTGCCATTGGCGGTCTTTACCGAAGACCTTGACACTAAGATTCCTGAGTAAAACCTTTTCAATGATGGTAAACCGATACCCAAGGCAATCCCACAACTGGAGAGCGTCTATGGGTAAGTCCCCACCATCTTTCCAACAATAAGCGTGGATAGGTAGTTTGTCGTACAAAGCCCCATAACGGGGTAAGAGAGACTCAATCCTAAACACTTGCCCACGGATGGCTTTGAGAGACACCCAGATACAGGGTTCTAACTCGCCATGACCCTTGTGATGGTCATACAGGAATTCTTTGCGTATAAAGCATTTTAAAGGCGGTAGAGAGCCTACTAGATAACTCATTTAGCCCTAGCCCTAGCAAAAACATAGAAGTGGCGTACACGCACATCTCGTTTAGGTTCTATTCTTGGTGCTGACCAAAAATGAGGGTAATAGGTCTTCATAAAGTCTTTGTGAAAGGCGTTCAAAAGTTTTTCTCCTTGAGGCGTTGTTCAATGGCAATGATTAAAGCTGCTAGGGGCATTGGGTCATGTAGGAACTTTCTTTGTTCCTCGTTTGTCAGCCCCACCCAAGGCTTTTTGTAGTCTTGAATATCGTCATCTTCTTCTGATCTGCGTCTAATTTCACGATAGATTCTTTCAAATTCCTCATCTTCTGGGGTCATTTTTGCCTCGTAAAAAGATCAAGTGCCACTTTTCTCCAAAGGTTTTTAGCCTCTCGGTGTTGGGCGCACATGGGACAGTTTTGGATGGTTTGTAAGATTTCTTGTTTAACAATAAACTTTTTTACATCTTCTCTAAGCTGCTGGTGCTCGGGTAGATTAAAGATTTCTTTGGCAATGCTCATGCTTGTCCCCTTGCTCTGATTCGTTCAGCAATGCTTTGTGAAGGGTGAGGCCAACCCACCGCCCACTCGTCTGCGATCTTGGCACAAGCCTCGCGCTCTTTCTCTGCTACCAGTTTTGCAAAGGCTAAAACAAAATCTTTTGGTATTTTTATATTTGGAATATCTTGCACAGTTTTGTTCCATGCTTGACTAGCCAGTTCAATAATTTCATCTTGGGTCACAGCAATTCCCTCTGAATTGGGGTTATCTTCCACTCGCGTTCTAAGCGGTTAGATTTTGACTTAACCACATTCCCCGTCAAGCAGATTTCCCCCTCTCTCTCCAACTCATGCAACCGCCTAGCGACTTGCATGGACTCCAGACCAGTATGGTGAGCAATACCATCTTTACCCAAACTTCCGTGGTCTTTGAGGCATTGGATGATTTTGGTGGCGTGGGCTTTGGCGAGGTCTTTGGCAGACCCCGCAGCCACCCAACTTGTCATTGGGTCGCTATTTCTTACTCTTGGGTGATCAAAACTGTATGTCATCAAAAGAATCCTTAGATTCAGAGGTTTTAGGCTTTTTCTCATAGCAACGAAACCACCCGTCATATTCTTTGGATATGGGCATTGAATCCATTTTTACTTTAAATGTAAATTTTTGCAGATCAGTACCCTCGGGGCATTCCACAAACAATGTGCCGTGTTCAGCCCAAAAGGTTTTTTCTTCACCAGTAGCGGTTGTGTAGTTACGGGCAGGAAATTTAATTTCGTAAGATTTTTTCATTTAATTGCTTTCAGATTAGTTAACTTGTTCACTTTGTCATCCAACTCCGCTAGGAACTGGATAACCTCTTTCTCCAACATTGCTACATACTCAGGGTCAAACTCAACCCTTTTGACAAACAATTGAAGTTCTTGGGGTAGACGAGGGTCAAATGACACAAACTCGCACCATTGGCGTTCACAGCACCGCATCTGCCATTGCATTTGGGTGATGTATTTGCCTGGCACAGTCTGGCTCAACAGCGTGTCAATGTGGGTGGCTGTGTTGGGGCACTTGATCTCCAACATACCGAAAAGCCCCACCAACCCGTCAGGAGACGCGCCAGACATTTCAATTGTCGGATGGGGTACAAACCCCACTTCCTCAACCATTACATCCGCATAAGCCTCAAAAGCCGATCTAGCCAAAGGCTCGGTCTCCGTTCCCCAAGTCATAGCTGCATTGGTAAACGAGTCACCTTGTTGACCAGTAAGCCGTTCACAGATCAATTGCGCCATGTAGTTGTCCCGACTAGCGGAGTAACCTGATTTGGTCTTGGCGATTACATCTGCCACCCGACTAGCGGTAACTCGACCGAGCCTGGCCTCAAACCATGCGCTCGACCTCTGTTCTATTTGTTCAGTCATTTCAATTTCCTTTTCATTAAATCTTTAGCACCAGTAACAGCCTCAAGCCATTCCTTATCCGTACCCGCAGACTTATAAGCCTCTTTAAAGCGCGTCTGGAGTTCCTCTAGCGTGGTGGACTCGCTAATTGAGGTGATGTGGTCTTGCATCTGGTTGTGGTTAGCCTTTTGTTCTTTTGGCTTTGTAGCCGCGTTTCCGTCATCATCCTCTGGGGCTTGCGATGTGGCGGCCATCAAAGACGCACGACGAATGTAGGTCAAACACGACATAAACCCTTGGGGGTCGTGTTTAGGCGATGGAAAGAACAGTTTTCCGCAGTCGAGCCGTTCACCTGATTCATGTAGAAAACTGGTCTCACAGATAACCCCGTCTGGGTGCTCTGTGGTTGTTTGGAATAGGAATATTCCATTGTCGTTTAAAGCCCCTATAACGCTGTCCACACAAGATGCTAGGTCAACATACTTGGAACGGAAATGAGGGTTTACAGCGTTCTTTAAAGCGGGTGCAAAGGCTTTCTGAGCCTTGACTAAAGCAGTAGCAATGTTTTTCATTTAATTTCCTGTAATAAGTAGGGCAAAGATAAGACCGCAGACAAAGCCAGAGAGCCAAAACAATACTTTGTCAACAAGTGTGGGGGCGGGGGTGTATGGGCCATCTAGCCCATGTTGGATGTATTTAGAGTGTTTCATGCGTAGTCCTGTTTAGCGTAGTAACGATCTAGAGCGACTGTGAGTTTGTTTTCCTCAAGTTCGATAAGACAAGCCTTTTCGTACTGGCGTTCTAAATCTTTTATAACTGAGTCGCGTAGCATCTCGGTGACTAACTGACCACCGATATAAGCAAAGTGAAGACTCTGCGAGTAAGGGTCAAAAAAGCAATCGACTTCTGTGTGGTCGCATATACAAGTCATGCGTTCTAAGTCGGTGTGTTCGTCTGCGTAGTTTTTAATCATGGTGTTTCCTTAATGGGGCTTGCGCCCTATTTTTTAAGCAATGGTGGTTGGAAGAATTTGACATTGCAATTTTTTGCCGTAATTGCGTTCACAATATTCTTGAACTTCTTTATTTTTGCTAGCAATACCGCTATTAAGAAGATTGGTTTCTTTATTGAACACTTTTTGAGCAAGGTCAAAACGAGAAGCCCAACCCACTACACCCCATTGTTTACTCCACTCATACCATACAACTACGCAATGGCTGTATTTTTTAGTTTTGCTGTTGTGGGTAATAATTTCACCATCTGGGCAAATTACAGTATGTTTGTTCATTTGATTTCCTTAAAAGACCTTTTCGCGTGATTCGCTTACGGCATGGATAGAAGTATAAGCCAACTTATAACCATGTCAACAATTATTTTGTAGGTAGTTTCCCTAGTGTTGTTTAAGCGCACTTATGTAAAATATCGGGCATGACAAAAGAACATCTTATCCGTCTGGCAGGCTCACAGCGTGATCTTGCCGACATTCTTGGTATCAGCCAAGCTGCGGTTTCGCAATGGAAGACTGTTCCCAAGGCAAGGATGTGGCAGTTGTTAGTTCTTAAACCTGAGTGGTTTAAGTAAGATATATAATGGAGGCTAGGCTACCCTTAGCGGGGGAAAAGGCGATTCGTTACCGCCCTGCCATAGTTTCCTTGAGAGTAACGACAACCGAGAACGTAAGGTTATATGCACTACTACCAGTTTAATATTGGTGACTACAAGAGTCACACAGAGCATCTTTCCGAGATGGAAGATTTGACTTACAGGCGTTTGCTTGATTGGTACTATCTTCACGAAACCCCCATACCCCTTGATTTAACTGAAACTGCTAGGCAGATTCGTATGCGTTCGCATAGCGATTGCATTGCGTCTGTATTGCAAGAGTATTTCGAGCGCACAGATGATGGATGGGTAAATCATAGAGCCGACAAGGAAATAGCCAAGGTTGGGGACAAGTCTGAGAAGGCATCTGCTAGTGCCAAAGCCCGATGGAATAAGGCTAAAGATGCGAACGCATTGCCAACGCAATACGAAGGCAATGCTACACATAACACAAGACACATAACCCAAGACACAGAACACATTATTAAAGAAGGTAAACCTTCTTTGTCGGGAACTGCGTTCCCACCTTGTCCACATACCGAGTTATTAAAACTTTGGGGAAAGCATTTAAGCCATTTAACTCAACCAAGAACATGGGAAGGGTCGCGCCAAGCCAACATGAGGCAAAGATGGGTGCAAGCTGCTAAACCCTCTGCATACTCGCCAGAGGGCTACAAAACAACCGAGGAAGGGCTGAAGTGGTGGGATTCGTTCTTTGGCTACATTGCCAACGACACTTCCTTGGCTAACGGGTTTGAGACCAAGGGCAGAACTTGGAGACCAGACTTAGAGTGGGTGGTTAACGCCACTAATTTTCAAAAAATCATTGATGGAAAGTATGCAAAATGAGTTTCGCTAAACCTACCCCTAAACAAGAATCTACCTTTGACGAAGAACAAAAACTTATGTGCTCTGCGCCTGGTTGCCCTAAGCGGTGGACTGTCCATTTGAGTGGTGACCGCCCTAAGTGTTCCGAGCACCAATGGGCTAAAGACCCTGCTGATTACCGCAGACCTATCGTTGCCAAGCCTGTGCCTCAGACTGTGCAGCAATGGTATGAGAAGGAAGACTTTTGATGCGAATTTTAATCATCGAATCGTGCGAAAAGCGCATGACCGCTGACACAGTTACTTCGATTGTTCATGTCAAGAACTCTTTAATTTTGCGTGACCATCTTGGTTGTGATTTTGTTAGCCACGAATCAGAAGTAGCCAAAGCCTTGGAAAACAACTACGACAGAATTATTTGTGCGTATTCCTCGCCATATATGAAATACAACAAATATTTAGAAATCCTACAAAAGAACACCAATGCCGATATGTACTGGCTAGTAAACGACCACGATATGGAAGATAACATTCTTTTGCGTAAATGGCTTTTGGAAAGTAACAAGCCTTATCACATGATATGCAACAACCCCAGAGAGGGCTACCGCGGCTGGATTCTCCGCAAGAAAATGAACGGCTTAACGCTTAACGATTGGATACAGAACTGGCACACAGTCAACTTAAACACGCTTGTTTTTGACGAACAAATGTTTTTTACTACTGTGGACACGCCAAAAGAAGATGTGATTTATTACGGCACTTTCCGCAAGCACCGAATCAAAGACATGATGGACTACAACAATGTCAACATGGTTTTGAGTTCTTCTACAAAGAACCACGCCAAATACAAAGACGCAGGCATACAGGCTCGGTTTATTGAAAAGATTATGTGGACTGAAAAAGAAGCCGACTTATTTGAGCCAGTAGGTCTAAGGCTCAAAGATTACAAATATTCCATTTACTTTGAAGATGAACACACACATTCCAACTATGCGTTTATGGCAAACCGCTTTTACGAATGTGTAATGAACAATGTGCTTATGTTTTACGACAGCCGTTGCCAGTTGGTGATTGACAGAAGTGGCTACGCAGTTGACCCATTTCAGATTGTCAAGAATGGCGAAGAACTAAAACTAAAAATGGAAATGCTTAATTCCGATAAGCAGTCTTATCAACATTACCTATCAATACAGCAGTCAAACGCTGAAATTATTAAGTCAGAGAGAAAGCAAGTTCTTGAAACGATTAAAGGAATATTGCAATGACAAAGACCCAAGCCCATGCCATCCTCGACCGCATCAAAAGAAAAGACAGAAACCCCGTGTCCTTGGCTGAAACAAATCAAGCCTTGGAACGGACAGGGGATTTATGTCGAGCATTTAGCGAATCACTATGCGCTATTGGCTATGAACCCAGCGACTATCGACCACGCCAGACACATGAGCAAGCTGCTGAAGTCGGATTTTCCTACTCTAAATACCTTGATTGTCCAACGACTGAAAGTGCTACATGAGCAAAGAAGAATTGATAGAAATGCTGAAAATAGCAAACTGTGACATAAACACCATTATTTTTGCTGTCAACGCTTGGGAGATGGGCGCGGAGTGGCAGAAAGAACAAGAACAATCTATAACCATAACCATTGGTAAAACCATACACCGCGAATGACACTAATCGTAACTTTTGAGGTCGAAGGTGACCCAGTACCCAAAGGTAGACCAAGGTTTGCCAGACGGGGGCAGTTTGTCCAAACCTACACCGATGCCAAAACAATTGACTACGAAACCCATGTAGCCATGAAAGCCCGTCAAGCAATAGGCGCATCAGAGCCACTACAAGGGGCTTTAACTGTGTTTTTATACCTCCGCTATACCATCCCCCCATCCTATTCAAAAAAGCGCAAGGAAGCCTGTTTACGGGGCATTGAATATCCCAAGAAAATAGACATAGATAATGTTTACAAAAGCATTACAGACGCAATGAACGGAATTGTTTACACAGATGACAGCCAGATCGTAGAGGCGCACATCACTAAGGTCTATGCCGAGACTGCTGGCGCAAATATCATGGTGCAAGAATGCGAGTAGAGTTAAACAAGGATAACGCGACTGCGGTGATGGGAACGCTGTGGCCTAAAGTCAAAGAAGCCCTAGCCTCTGGCAAGCAATTGACCTTGGAGATCAAGGATGCAAGCAAAAGTCGAGACCAAGAAAAACTCTATCACGAACTAATTGGGCAAATAGCAAAACAGGCTCAACACATGGGTGCTAAATGGGATGCCGAAAGTTGGAAAAGACTGTTGGTAGATTCCTATTGCCGAGAAAAAGGGCTGAAAACAGGCGCGGTTATCCCTAATTTGGCAGGCGATGGCATTGTGCAGCTTGGAATGCAAACACGCAATTTCACCAAAGAGCAAGCCTCGGAATTTGTGGAATGGTTACACGCATGGGGTGCAGAACACGGGGTGACCTTTGAACAATAAACCCACACTAGCAGAGCGCAAGCACTTAGCCCAGATCAAGGAAATGAACTGTGGGGTCTGTGACGCGAGTGGCCCGAGTGACGCACACCACATCGTCCAACATGAGCAATACCTTTGTATTCCCTTATGTAAAGACTGCCACCAAGGGGCGTTTAACGGGATACACGGACAGCAAAGAATATGGAAGGTTTATAAAAAAGATGAGATGAGTGTATTGAACGAAACCATAAGAACCTTGCTAAAATAATTAAACACGCATGGAGATTTGGGTAGTCTTGAGGCCCTTTCGAGCGACTTGAGTCTCCAGCCGTGTTGGTATTACGAAATGTGGGTTAGCGCCATATCTTCCTCGTTTTGTGCAAATACAAAGGAAGTCAGACAATACTGCTTTATGTAAGCGTAATATCAACACCCACACGCATGGGGATTTTGTCCCTAGCCGTGTTGGTGTAAAGCAGTTGCCGACATTTGGGGGTTCGCCCCCTTTTTTTAAGGATATATATGGCTTACGAAAACCAAAAAGATGTTGCAGACTTCATAAGCACATTACTCCACTCGGGAACTGTTACCCACTTCATGCACCTCTCAACCGATTCCTTTGCTGTTCACATGGCATTGGGTGGGTACTACACAGAAATCATTGAATTAACAGATTCGTTTGCAGAAGCCTACTCAGGGTGCTACGAAAAGATTAAGAACTTCCCAGAGAACTTCCATAACGCTAAAGAGCCTGTGAAGTATTTGGAAAGCATTTCCGAGTATGTCAAAAAGAATCGTAAGGCGATGCCAGACGAGAGCCAATTGCAAAACATCATTGACGAGATAGCAGCTTTAATTGATTCGACCTTGTATAAACTGACACTCAAATGATCAGAATCTTTGCAGGCTACGACCCTCGGGAAGCGATTGGGTATCATGTTTTTACTCAATCCTTGATTGAGCGCACCTCAGAGGCGGTGGCGATTACACCTTTTTTTGGCAAGCAAAGAGACGGGTCGAACACCTTTATCTACCAAAGATTCCTAGTGCCTTACTTCACGGGGTTTAGGGGTAGGGCGATATTTATGGACGCAAGCGATATGCTGATGCTTGCCGACATTGCCGAACTGGACAAGTTATTTGACCCCACCAAGGCGGTACAAGTAGTTAAGCACAATTACTTTACCAAGCACAGAAGGAAATACATCGGCACAGCGATGGAGACCAAGAACGAGAACTATCCAAGAAAGAACTGGTCGAGCCTGATACTGTGGAACTGTGAGCATCCAGATAACAGGGTGCTAGACCCTGATTTTGTTGATGACCATACAGGCTCAGAACTGCACAGATTTGAATGGCTAAAAGACGAGCAAATAGGTGAATTACCAGAAGAATGGAATGTATTGGTAGGTGAAGACGATCAAGACGCAAAGATCGCGCATTACACTTTAGGTATACCAGAGTTTGAGCATTACAAAAATTGCGCGTATTCTCAGGAATGGCACAAAACCAAGTCAAGGATGTTAAACGGGCTGATCAACATGAAGGAAAACGCTTATGCCTAGTACGAGCGCAAAACAAGCCAGATTCATGCAAGCTGCGGCTCACAACCCTGAGTTCGCCAAGAAAGCCGACATTCCTGTTAAGGTTGCCAAAGAGTTTGTCAAGGCAGACAAGAAACAAGAGATGGCGAAAGCCCTAGCGAATCGTGGCTGATTACAGAGCACTAGCCCAAGCCCTAGACCCGTATGCAATGGATACAGGGGGCATCACGCCTGACACTTTGAAAGCATTAAAAACAATAAACAAGTCACCTAACCTTTTGGGGATGATTGCTGACATTGGGCGTGGTGGGCTAAGTAATTTGGAATCGTTGGTAAGGGGTGGCGTGGCGCAGTTTGGTGGAACGCCCGTAGACACGCTAAACACGATCAGAACGCCCTATCCTATGGAAGTGATGGGGGATGTGAACTACGCCCCTGATAAACAAGTCTATGGCGGCACAAAAGACATTCTGGGAATGATGCCCAAGCGGGTAACTCAAGCCAGACCCGAAACTGCGGGGATGGAAGAACTCGGGACAGTCATGGGGCCTGGTCTTGCCAAGGGCGTTGCGCCAGCCGTAAAAGGATACGCAAGCCTATTGGGTAATGAAGTTAATGCGGGAATGACGGGGCAACCCACCAGATCAATCATTGGGCAAATTACGCCCAAGCCATTGCAGCTTGATGTCTATCATGGAACACCGCACAAATTGTCTTCTACCGAAACAAACCCACTTGGTGAATTTGATGCGTCAAAAATAGGTAGTGGCGCAGGCGCACAGGCTTATGGATACGGAATTTACACATCTGAATCCCCACAATTTGCTGATTACTATGCGGTAAAGAAGGGACTGCCTGACCTTGAGGGCATAGCGTCACAAAACGGCATTGAACTTAGTAAAGATGCCAGAGTTGAGTTAATGAGGCAAGCCACTAGAGATAGTAATGGCAGACCAACTAAAGCAGACAATTACATAGACCCAATGGGCGCAGTCAAGAAATTACAGAATGCAAGCATTGAAGCCAGACAATTGCCTGCTGACAAACTGCAAAACACAATCCGTGAATTCCAAAACCAAAACAAAGCATATTTGTATAAGGCAGATTTGCCAGACGAGAAAATACCCCAAATGTTAGATTGGGAAACCCCTGTACCAGAGGAATTGAGAAAACGCATAAGCGAAGTAATGATGAAAGAGTTTGGCTCTGGGGCAACAGGCACAAGTGGCGAGAAACTTTACAAAGAGATACAAGCCGAATATAGACGCGCTGGTAGCGATAACCCCGCTAAAGACGCATCTGCCTTTTTGCAAAAGCAGGGAGTGCCAGGCATTACATACAAAGAGATAGATACGCGCAACTATGTGACTTTTCCTGATGAGGAAAAAAACATTAAAATCCTTGAACGACAAGATCGTTAAAAGAACACTAAATAGTTATGTCAGAAACTAAAGTAGTTAAAAGTAGAAAGAAGGCAGGAGGGCGCACATCAGGAACGCCCAACAAGACCACACAACAGGCAAGGGAGGCGATTGCTTTGTTCGTTGATGGTAATGCACACAGATTAGCAGAGTGGCTAGATAAGGTCGCAGATGGCGTTCCAGAGGCAGATATAAAACCCAACCCTGCAAAGGCATTTGAGTTATTCCAAAGCGTAGTGGAATACCATGTGCCTAAACTTGCTAGAACAGAAATAACGGGCGCGGATGAAGGCCCAATCGAAATGGTGGTCAAGTGGGAAGGCGTGAAGTAATCATTCCCTACTCTCCGAGAGAGGCATTCATGCCTTTTCACCAAAGGACGGAGAGATGGTCATGTTTGGTGGCACACCGAAGGGCGGGTAAGACAGTAGCAGCTATCAATGACCTGATACGCAGAGCATTGACCGAGGGTGGGGTAAGAGCACAGTACGCCTATATAGCCCCGTTCAGAAGTCAAGCCAAGTCGGTAGCGTGGGATTACCTAAAGTTCTATGCCCAACCCGTGAGTAAAAGTACCAATGAGAGCGACCTGACAGTCGAACTGGTCAACGGGGCAAAGATCAGACTATTTGGCTCAGACAACGCAGATGCCATGCGTGGACTAGGATTTAACGGGGTATACCTAGACGAATACGGAGACTTTAAACCTAGCGTGTGGGGTAATGTGATACGCCCAACGCTGAGTGACAGACTCGGATGGGCTGTGTTTGGGGGTACTCCCAAGGGAAAGAATCAGTTTCACGACATATACAGGGTTAGCCAGGCTACCCCAGATTGGTTTTTGCTACGCCTACCAGCCACAGTCTCAAAGATATTGGCAGACTCGGAACTGAGGGCAGCGCGTGAGCAATTGAGCCAAGACCAGTATGACCAAGAGTATGAGTGCTCGTTTGAGGCAGCTATCCTTGGGGCGTTCTACGGACAAGAGATGCGCCAAGTAGACACCGAGGGCAGAATCAGAGACCTCAAGTTTGACCCAGATGCGCCAGTATTTACAGCGTGGGACTTAGGCTATCGAGATGACACCGCAATTTGGTGGTATCAAGTAGTCAGGGGTGAGATTCATGTGATGGACTACTACGCGGTCTCAGGCGCATCCATCGAGGAAATAGCCAATGTTGTGAACTCTAAGGGCTATCGGTACACCAAGCACTACCTACCCCATGACGCTAGAGCCAAGACCCTTGCATCGGGTGGCAAGTCAATCCTTGAACAACTTGCTAGTCACCTTGGAGGAATAGGCAAACTAGCCATAGTGCCTGAGATCGGGGTGCAAGATGGTATTCAAGCGGTGAGGATGATTCTCCCGAAGTGTTACTTTGACCCGATCTGTGATGAGGGGCTAGAGGCACTCAGACAGTACCAAAGAGAATATGATGAGGACAAGAAAACTTTTCGTCAAACTCCAAGGCATGATTGGTGTTCACACCCCGCAGATGCGTTTAGAATGCTTGCAGTCGCGTATCGACAAGACAAGTCAAACGAACCCCAACCCAAAGGGAAGACTTTACAGACGATTACGCTAGACGAATTGTGGGATTTTGAAATTAGCCATAAAGAGGAACGCATATGAGCCAACCAGTAGCAGAAGTAGGTGGATACAAGAACATCACAGCAACGGGGGCGGTCTCGACAGGGGCTTGTCAACTGATCGGGTTTTATGTGAACAACACAAGCGCAGGCACTTTGGTGCTAAAAGATGGCGGTTCAAGCGGAACTGTAATGTCTGGCACGATCACACCAGCAATCGGCTTTCACCGATACCCTGCCAATGTAGGAACAAGCCTTTATGCAACCATTGGTGGCACTTTGGATGTGACATTCTTCTACGCAGGCTGATATGTACGAGAACGCCTACGATGATGGGGCTTATGAGGAAGATCAAGGCCCGTTCTGGCACGACCAACTAGACAAAGCTGCCAAGGTCTTTGATAAGTGGGAAAAACGCGGTAAGAAGGTAGTAAGACGCTACCGAGACGAGCGCGATGCCATTGAGATGCCAAGGATGAAATTTAACATCCTTTGGTCAAACATCTCTGTGCTGTTCCCTGCACTCTACGGACGCATGGCAAAGCCAGAGGTCTCTCGTAGATACAGCGATCAAGACCCCGTAGGACGATTAGCCTCTACGATGCTAGAGCGCGTCATTGAGTATGAAGTAACCCAATTTGGTGACTTTGACTCTTCTATGCAAGGCGTGGTGCAAGACCGACTATTGCCTGGTCGCGGTACAGCGTGGGTGCGCTATGAGCCAATCATTGTTGGCAGAGAAGCCCCAGAGACCACAGTTCCCAAGTTGGAACAAGACGAAGGCGTAGAGATTACCAACACAGAGGAAGTCGAGCGCGTAGATTCAGCGCACAGCCCTGTGGATTATGTCTATTGGACAGACTTTCTCCATTCACCAGCCCGAACATGGGATGAGGTGTGGTGGGTAAGCCGTTGGGTCTACATGACACCCGAAGAGGGCATCGAGCGTTTTGGTGATGTGTTCAAGAATGTCCCATTACAAGACCAGAATGACGATATAGATTCCAAGAATCCAATGACCGCCAAAGCCACTTACGGCAAGAAGGCTAAAGTCGCTGAGATATGGAACAAACGCACAAAGAAGGTTTGTTGGGTTGCCAAGGGATACCCCCAAGCACTTGACGAGCGTGATGACCCTCTTGAATTAGAAGAGTTTTTCCCTTGTCCAAAGCCTTTATTGGCCACAACAACCAACGGGTCAATGATTCCAGTACCCGATTATTGCGAATATGAAGACCAAGCCCAAGAACTAGACAACCTTACACAGCGCATTTACCTATTGGTGAAGGCTTGCAAGGCGGTCGGTGTGTTTAACGCTGAGTTCAAGGAACTTGGGCGGTTATTTACAGAGGGCGTAGACAACAAACTGTTCCCCGTGACCGCGTGGGCAGCTATGTCGGAGAAGGGTGGGCTAAAAGGCGCAATAGACATGATGGACACAAGTGCCATCATCAAGACCTTACAGCAACTTTATCAATCCCGTGAGGTTGTCAAGCAATCCATCTACGAAATCTCTGGAATATCAGACATTCTTAGGGGTTCTACTAACGCAAACGAAACCCTTGGTGCTCAACAACTAAAAGCCAACTTTGGTAGCCTGAGATTGAGGGCTACTCAGGGCGATGTGGCACGATTTGCTACTGATTTGTTCCGCATCAAGGCGCAGATCGTTTGTAAGTTCTACCCACCTGAGTTGATAGTAGAGATGTCTGGGGTGATGAACACTCCAGAGGGTCAGAATCCGCAACTGTTGCAAGCTGCGGTGCAGATGCTCTCAAACAGCACGATTCGTGACTTCCACATCCAAGTTGAGGCAGACACACTAGCCCAGATTGACGAACAAGCCGAAAAACAAAGCGCGGTTGAGGCAATTGAGGCTATTACAGGGTTTTTGCAAAACGGCTTACCTATGGTGCAACAAGCCCCAGAGATGTTGCCTTTGTTTGGTGAGATGCTCTTGTTTACAGTACGCAGATTCAGGGCTGGTCGCAGTCTGGAGTCGGCTATTGAGCAAGCCATGCAAGCCTTACAACAAAAAGCACAGATGGCGCAACAGCAACCGCCTCAACAAGACCCTGAGATGCTCAAGTTACAGGCTGAACAGCAAGCAGAGCAGATGCGTATGCAAGCCCAAGCGCAGACCGAGCAGATGAAGATGCAGGCACAGGCTCAACTTGAACAAGCCAAGGCTCAGTTAGAGATGCAGATGCAACAAGCGAAAGCCCAAGCAGATATGCAGTTAGAGCAAATGAAAGAACAGTTTGCCCAACAAGTCGCTAACAACGAGTTACAAGTTAAGGCTCGGGAAATGCAAGGGCGTGAGGAATACGAGCGTTGGAAAGCCGAACTGGACGCTGCAACCAAGATCATGGTGGCAAGAATTGGTAGCAACCCTGGCGTTGACCTACCCGTTATTGAGGCAGCTTCCGCACAGATCACCAATGAACTCGGTGGGACTATTGTTCAAGCAATGGACAAGATGGCACTTATGCACGACCAAATGGCTAACCTACACGGACAGACCATGCAAAACATTGGCGAGGCGATGCAGAAACTCAACGCGCCTAAGAAGGTTGTGAGGGGTGCTGATGGTCTAGTCATTGGAGTAGAAGTAGCATGAGCCTAGCCCTTGCTGATCGGGTAAGACAGACCTCTACCTCAACAGGAACGGGAACGATCACTCTAGACGGGTCGGTAGAGGGTTATCAGTCATTTGAGATCATTGGTAACAACAACACGACCTATTACACGATTGCAGGCGGTGCTCAATGGGAAGTGGGGATTGGGACTTATTACGGGGGAACTCTAGCGAGAACTACTGTAATTTCCTCCTCCACAGGCTCAAAACTTGATCTTGCTACGGGTACAAAAGATGTATTTGTAACCTTGCCATCAAGCGTGGCGGTAACAAGTGGCACAGATGTAACTTTCACAAAGGTCACGACACCGACAGTCCAAGCCACTAACTCGGGCGGTTTGTCTCTGAAGAACTCCGCAGGCACAACACAGATCAGCATGGGTGGGGGCGGTGGTGACAACATCTCTCTAAATGTATCGACCAACCTAAACGGCACAAATGCCCAGATCGACATAAGCCCTACGGGTACGGGTCATGTCCACATCAAGCCTAGCGGGTCAGGCTCAATCGAGATAGCCCCTACAAGCGTTGGAACGATCAACAACATGACGATAGGCGCAACCACCCCAAAGGATGCGACCTTTCTCAACATAGCTGCAACAACAGGCACAGTATCAACAGCCCCAAGCGCAGCCAACGACATTGTTAACAAGACTTATGCGGACGGACTAGCCGCAAAGTGGGGCTAAATGTTTGGCATAGCATCTTTTGCTGAACTGCCCTTTGCTGGTCTAACAGGCACAGCCCCTCCACCACCGCCACCGAGTGACATTCTTCTTGGTGGACACTTTGGCTTTGACGAGAAAAAGCGCAATGCTGAATGGGCTAAAGACCGCAAACTAGAGGCTCAGAGAAAACAGAAACTTAAAGAGGCGATCTTTGGTTTACCGCCAGAAGTGAGGGAAGAGATCACATCTGCACCCGAGCAAACCATAGATATTGCGGTCAGAAAACAAATTGATTATGATTCGCTAATGCAAAAGGTCAAAACCTTAGAAAATAAGGTTAGACTTAAGCGAGATGAAGAAGACATTGCAATGATATTGGAGATGATGTGAGACAAACTTGGGTATTTCCATCTGACGGGTCAGAGCCTTACGAAAAGCACCTCGGCCCACCAAACGAGCGATATTCTGTGATGGGCGATATAGCCCCTTTTATGTCTCCTGACGGGGTGATGATTGAAGGTCGCGCCCAATGGCGAGAGCACCTAAAGCGCACAGACTCCATTGAGATGGGGCATTCTGATGTTAAGTATGCTCAACAAGAGTGGAACAAAAAGAAGGCAGCTCACAACGAGCGTCTCAGAGGGCAAGTGGCGATGGTGCAAGAGTTTGACCGACCAGGCGCACCGATAGCACCCATGAAAATGTCCAATTTAAATGTAGAGATGGCGAATCGGTTGCATAATCGACCCATGCCAGAGCGCAAAGAAATGATTAAGTTGACTTTAGACCAAATGAAAAGGATGAGATAAATGGAAAACGAAGTTGTCGCACCCGACACGATTGACCCAACTCCCACCGAACCAGAAATTAAGACGGAAACTGCCGAAGTAAAGGCAGAGCCGAAAGCAGAGCCTCTCAGTCGAGCAGAGGTAATCCGCGAGGCACTCAAAAAAGACACCAAAGAGCCTAAAGAGGCTAGGGCAGAGAAAGCCCCCAAATTCCCTACACCTGAGAGACAGGAAAAGCCTGCTATCCAAGCCCCTGATATGCCAAAGTCTCTCAAGTTAGAGATGAAAGCACATTGGGAGAAAGCCCCTCCTGAGTTACGCCAAGCAATAGCCCAAAGGGAGGCAGACTTTGAGCGTGGCATCAACACATACAAGAGTCGGGATGCCGAGGCAAAGGCGATTACAGACCTTTTCCAACCCTACGAGTGGATGCTGAGAAACGAGAACGCAACGCCTGCAACGGCTATTGCGCCACTCTTACAGACCGCAGCACTCCTACGAACTGGAACACCACAACAGAAGTCTCAGGCTGTGGCACAGATGATTCAGCAGTTCCAAATACCGCTAGATCAGGTTGCATCCCACTTTAATGGGCAACCACAGCCACAAGATAATCACTACAATCAACTCGCGCAACAAGTTCAACAACTGACTCAGCACATCACGCAAAGTCAGTATGAGGCGCAGAAACAGAATGAAAGCCGAGCACTCTCGGTAATCCAGCAATTCGCGGCTGACCCTGCGAATGCACATTTCGAGGCAGTCCAAGACAGAATGCTGACGCTTCTCCAAGCACCGCACATTCTGGGGGACACGGGTCTTATGTCTGAGCGCGAGAAATTGCAATTAGCGTATGACACGGCCATTCGGTTAGACCCTGCGATTTCGCAACAGATGTTTGCTCAACAGCAACAAAACTTGCAAGCACAGAGTCAAGCCCAGAGAGCAAAAGCTGCGGCAGTTCAGATCAAAGGCGCACCAAGCGCGGGTTTGACTACCGCATTAAATCAAACTGATCGCAGGGCTGTAATTGCTAACGCATTACGAACTGCAAACTATTAAGGGGAATTCTTATGGCATACGCCAATAGTAATTACTCAGATGTATTAGCAACCACCATTGAGTCGCGTTCTGGCATCGTTGCCGACAACGTCACTAAAAACAATGCTTTGCTGACTCGTCTGAGAGAGAAAGGCCGTTACAAGCCTTTCACGGGTGGTTCGACTATTCTTCAAGAATTGTCATTCCAAGCAAACTCCACAGCCATGTATTACTCTGGTGCTGAAGTGTTGAACATATCCCCTGCGGATGTGATCAGCGCGGCTCAGTTCCCGATTAAACAAGCTGCCGTGGCAGTTACCATTAACGGACTTGAGATGTTGCAAAACTCAGGCGAAGAGCAGATCATTGATTTGTTTGATGCCCGTTTAGATGTAGCAGAGGCTTCTATTGAGAACTTGATCTCTACGGGTATTTACTCGGACGGAACAGCGAACAATGGTAAGCAGATCACAGGCTTGCAGGCAATGGTTGTCGCATCACCATCTACTGGTGTTGTTGGCGGTATTGATCGTGCTACTTGGTCTTTCTGGCAAAACCAGACCTTTGACTTCTCTAGCGACCTCGGTGTAAGCGCAAGCGCGTCTAACATTCAAACTGGTTTTAATCGTTTGTATGCCAAGACCTCTCGCGGTTCAGATGTTGTGGACTTGATCTTGTTGGATAACAACTTGTGGTCATTCTTCATGGCTTCTTTACAGAACATTCAGCGTTTCCCTGGCTCGAGCAAGATGGCCGAACTCGGCTTTGTTGCAAGCAAGTATATGAACGCAGATGTGGTTCTTGATGGTGGTATCGGTGGAAATATCCCCGCATCTACTGGTTATTTCCTTAACACGAAATACATCTTCTTCCGTCCACACGCAAACCGCAACTTCGTCCCAATTGGCGATGAGCGCATGAGTACCAACCAAGACGCGATTGTGCGCTTGATTGGATGGGCGGGTAACATGACAGCCTCGGGACTCCAGTTCCAAGGCATTATGACGGAGTAAAAATCATGGCTGATTACATCACCGATGGCAAAATCGGCATTGACTTGACCGCAACCTATGCGTCAACCTCTGCTGGCTCTACTACGCTATTTCCTGTCACACCAGGCACTCGCGTAAACACCTCAAACAATGGTGTCTACATCTTTGCTCGTGCAGAGTCCACCATTAGCCAGTTTGACGCTGTGATTATGAGCACATACGCAGATTCAGCGAGTTCTACTCCTGTTTTGCGTGCTGTGCCTGTCACAACGACAAACGCTGCGGCTCTTGGTTACAACATGGTTGGCTTTGCCCAAACCGCTATTGCCTCTTCCTACTATGGTTGGATTGGTATTAACGGCATATTGCAAGTTAACTTGTTGGTTGCTTGCCAACCTAAAGTGCCTTTGTATACCACTTCAACTGCGGGTAAATTGGACGATGCTACTGTGTCGGCTGGTTACATCCAAGGTATCGTGGCTAATACATCTGCCACTTCTGCATCTGCGCCATTCTGCGTAGTAAACAATGCAGGCTTGATGACTTCTAACCCAGTCTAAAAGCGGATGCTCTCTCCCCAAAAAGGAGAGGGCTTTCTAATGACATTTGTTCCCCTAAAGATTGTCGGTAAGTGTGTTGCTGACGATGAGACTTTGTTTCAAAACATGGAGAGTGCGGTAGCGCGTGGCTACCCCCAAGTAACGAAACAGGAATCCCCCAAAGACGGGATGATCATGCTAGTGGCGAGTGGCCCAAGCGTGGCGGGGCAGATAGATGTTATTAGAGAGATGTCCAAAACTACTCTAATCGTTGCAATTAAAGACGCACACGATTGGTTGATAGACAACGGGGTGATACCAGACTACGCCCTAGCAATAGACCCCCAAGAGCACCGAATATCGTTCTACAAGCCCAACACAGGGGTGGAATACATGATCGCCTCTCAATGCCACAAGGCTATGTTTGACAATCTTGAGGGGCAAAAGGTCACGATCTGGCATCCTTTTGTGATGCAAGGTCAAAACAGACCTAAAAACTCTATGTTGATCGGTGGTGGCACTACCTCGGGGCTACGGGCTATTTCCTTGTTCTATGTGCTTGGATGGAGAAAATTTGCCCTATTTGGGTTTGATTCCTGTCTAACAGGCGATAAATTGAGAATCAACGGCTCGGGTCTTAAAGATGGAGATCAATTGACCGAGATCAGAATAGAGCAAGACGGAGAGACTTTCTATTGCAATGCAGCTATGGCTTTGCAAGCCGAGCACTTCCAAACCTACTACGATTACCTACCAGACGCGCAGTATTACGGGTTTGGGCATGGGTTGATTCAAGCGATCATCAAGAAAAGAGAGCAGAACGGAATTGAGTTGCAAGCCTTGATTGACAACAAACAAGAGCCAAACGATAGGGTTTCATTTATCCATTTTGGTGACAAGACTTCCGCTAGTTGGCGGTACAGAGCCAAGATCGTGAGCGAAGGGTGGGCAAGCCTTAATGATTTCTCTGCCGATACCCTCATATTTGCCAAACCACAAGCCAACGAACTGATGCACATGGCAAGAGCCAAGGCTAGGGGCGCGTGGGTGATCGTGGATTTTTGTGATGACCACTTTGATTGGGTTCACTACAAGGAAGCCTTACGGATTGCTGACGCTGTGACTTGTCCAACAGAGACAATGGCAAAGATCATCAAGGGGCATGGACGGGACGCTACTGTGATTGGTGACCCTTACGAGTACCCAGAAGAGAAACCGCACTACAACGGGTTAAACCTCCTTTGGTATGGTCACGCAGTTAATAAGCACAGTTTAGAGCGCATATTGCCAGACCTAGAGGGCTATAACCTACAAGTGGTGTCCAACTTTGGCGGTGCTATTCCTTGGTCGCATGAGACCATGTTAGAAGAATTTGCGAGAGCAGATATTGTCTTAATGCCTGCAACAGCAGAATATAAGAGTCCCAACAGGACGATTGAGGCAATCCGACAAGGGTGTTTTGTGGTCAGCGAAAGAGACCTTGGAATACCCCATATTTATGTAGGCAACATCCTAGAAGGAATTAAATGGACACAGACACAGGACATCAACACCCTAATATCAAAGGCGCAGAAGTTCGTGAGGGACGAATTTACGCCAAGAATACTGATCGACAAGTGGAAGACACTTACGAAACTGCGTACAACCTCGGATGCGGTAAAAAGAAGTGGGACGGATGGATAAATGTTGATCTCCATTCAGATATTTCCGACATTAAGTGCGATCTCAGAAAACTAGAGATAGCCTCAGACAGCGCGGATGCGGTGGCAGCTATCCATGTGCTAGAGCACTTCTACGAGTGGGAAGTCGCTGATCTCTTGACAGAGTGGAAACGAGTCCTAAAGCCAGGCGGTAAGATGATTCTTGAACTTCCCTGTATGGATAAGGTGTTTGCGTATGTAACCAACTGCGTCCACAGCAAAGAGCCATTACAGCCCTTTATGACCATGTGGGCGTTATATGGTGACCCCAAGCACAAGAGCGAGGCAATGTGCCACAAGTGGGGTTGGTTTCAGAATCCATTAAGAAATATGCTCGAATCGGTAGGCATGACAGAGATCAAGTTCTGTGAGCCAAACTACCATTTCCCATTTAGAGACATGAGGGTTGAATGCTTAAAGGCGTTATGAGTAATGCCGAAAGGCATGAGCAGATGGAGAAGTCGCTACACCTCCCATTGTTGAAAAAACGAGGAAAGTTCAATGATCGGTGGGTTTCAATCGTCTGTTATGGCCCATCCCTGCTAGAGACTTGGAAACACATCAAACGCCCAATCATCACAGTCTCAGGGGCGCACGACTTCCTAGTAGACAAGGGAATAACCCCTGATTGGCACATTGACTGTGACCCCAGAGAACACAAGGCAAGGATGTTGAAAAAGCCCCAGAAGGCTACAAAGTACCTATTGGCATCGGTATGCCATCCAACCTATTTCGAGGCTTTAAAAAGGCATCAGGTCAAGATATGGCATCTTGTAAACGGGGATGACTTTGAGACTGTGGCGTGGGTAGCAGACAAACATCCAGAGGGGATGGAGAGCCTGATCGGTGGGGGTTCATCTGTTGGGATGAGGGCAATGAATGTGAGCGCAGCCCTCGGGTACAGAAAGTTCAACATCTACGGGATGGACAACAGTTTTACGGAAAGCAGACACGCGGGTGAGCACTTGGGCAAGGAACAGGAAAAAATCCTAGTCCAAGCGGGTGAGAGGACATTCCAAACTACTAAGCAGATGTGCCAAGCTGCGATAGAGATGGAAAAGTTCTTGGAAACTCAAGACGCAGAGGTTATATTTCATGGTGATGGGCTAATGCAGGAAACTGCCAAAATTCTTAAACAAAGGACTTAATATGCAAGACGCAAACTGGACAAATGATAGTTTTATGGAAGACAACCGAGGCAAGTTGGCGGTGTTTTTCCACTCAAAACAAGTGCAAAACAACTTCAAGACGATGACTGAAAAGCGTCCGATTTTTGAGGAAAAGATATTTTTGAAGAAATTAGTGCCTGGTGACTCGACTCTTGTAGTAGATCGCCCAATGCGTGAGCAAGACATTGATGACTTCCCAATCGAGTGGGCGCGTTTTGAGCAAAAGAAAGAGCAAAAGGTCTCTGGCACTCCGATTGAGGTGTGGTCAGCAATCAGCGACACTCAAAAGGCTGAGTTTAAAGCCCTAAACATCTTCACGATTGACCAGTTTGCACAACTTGCAGACAGCGTGGGCAACAAGATCATGGGTTTTAACGACCTACGGGATAAGGCTCGGGCGTTTATAGCCGCAGCCAAAGATAGCGCAGTATTCGATAAAATTCGTGCTGAAACCGATGCCAAACTCGCACAACAAGAGGAAGAAATGGCACAATTGAGGGAATTGGTTAATCAGTTAACTGCTAAGAAATCTGGCAGACCGAAAAAAGAAATGGTGGAGTAAATGTCCTATACCCTATTAGAGTTGGTTGATCAGGTCTCAGGCGAACTTGGACTAACCCAACCGCCTCTAGTAATAGGGTCTACGAATAACCAAACTATCCAACTTCTAGCCCTTGCACAGCGTCTCGGAAAAGACCTTGTAAGGGACTTTGAATGGCAAAAGTTAGTAAAAGCCTATATTTGGCAAACCCAGAACGCGATCTCCACAACGGGAACGATCACCGCAAACTCAACAGTTATCACTAACATCCCAAATACTGCTGGTCTGCAAGTTGGGAATGTGATCACGGGAACGGGACAAACCCCATACGCTGAGATTTTGACGATTGACAGTAGCAGTCAAGTCACGCTAAACGCGCCTGTAACGACCTCTACCGCATCGGTCTCCATGACCTTTGCCAAACAGGATTACGACTTGCCTAGTGGCTACGACAGGATGATCTCAGACACCAACTGGGATAGAACAGACCATTGGCGCAACCTTGGAACGAAATCTAGCCAAGATTGGCAGTTCTTACAGGGTGGCATTATCTCGATTGGCCCTCGTGAGCGTTATCGGATATACAACGGCAAATTCCGCATATTCCAAGCCCTTACAACTGTCTACAACTTTTCTTTTGAGTATGTGTCGAACTATTGGGTTTGCGCTGCGGGTTCGTCTGAAGGCACAAAAGCCCAATTTACAGCCGACACCGACACTTGTGTGTTCCCTGATGACTTGATGATGGCAGGGCTAAAGTTTTACTTCTTGAAAGCCAAGAAACTTGATTACGGCATTGAATTGGGTGAATTCACACGGGCTTTGAGTTACAACAAGGCTCAAGATGTACCAGTTCCATCTATGTCTCTAGCACCAGTAGGCATGAACCAATTGGTCGGGCCTTGGTCTGTGCAAGACGGCAACTGGCCAAGCGTTTAACAAGGAGGCGTTATGAAATTAGACGGACTTTATGCAAATATCCAAGCAAAGAGGGAGAGGATAGCCGCAGGCTCGGGCGAGAGGATGAGAAAGCCTGGCACAGAGGGCGCACCTACCGCTAAAGACTTTAAACAAGCTGCTAAGACTGCCAAACCTGAGAAGAAGAAATGAGCGCGGCTTGGCAACGCAAAGAGGGTAAGAATCCCGAGGGCGGTTTAAACGCCAAGGGACGCGCCTCTGCAAAGGCAGAAGGCATGAACCTCAAGCCTCCTGTGCCAAGCGGAGATAACCCTCGCAGAGCGTCTTTTCTAGCCCGTATGGGCGCAATGCCTGGGCCGATGGAAAAGAACGGAGAACCCACCCGATTAGCACTTTCGCTAAAGGCATGGGGGGCTTCGTCTAAGGAAGATGCCAGAGCAAAAGCCAGAGCAATTTCTGAGAGAAATAAAAAATAATGCTCAAACAATACGCCAAATACGCTAAGTTAAAAACACAAAGCGCAACCACGATAACTGTGCCTGCCCCCATTGGTGGGTGGAATGCTCGGGATTCGCTAGGGTCAATGGCGATTGAGGATGCGGTGACGCTGACGAATTGGTGGCCTGGCACGAACTCGGTCATCCTGAGAAACGGCTACACAAAACACGCCACAGGCATGACGGGTCAAGTTGAGTCTGTAATGACCTACGCCTCGGGTTCGTCTGACAAACTGTTTGCTGCTGTGGGGCAGTATGTCTACAACATTACTACTGGTGGCGCGGTGGGTTCGCCTGATTTATCAAGCCTTACCAATGCCAAATGGCAGTCGGTGAACTTCACCAACACGGGCGGTTCATACCTGATGATGGTCAACGGGGCTGACAAACTACGCAGTTACGATGGCTCTGCTTGGCATAAAGACGGAGACGGGGCGGGGTACGACATTACTGGGGTAAATACCGCCCTGTGCTCAAACATCAACTTATTTAAAAACCGCATTTGGTTAATCCAAGACCAAACGCTAAAAGCGTGGTATTTGCCGATTAACGCTATTGCTGGCGCAGCTACTGTTTTGGATATGTCTTCCCTAGTGCAGATGGGTGGCTACCTAGTGGCAGGCATGACATGGACGCTAGACGCTGGCTATGGCATGGATGACTATTTAGCGTTTATCACCTCTAAGGGCGAGGTTTTGGTGTGGAGGTTAACTGACCCCACTACTCCCTCGGGAATCTCTTTAATCGGTGTTTATACAGTCGGTGCGCCTATTGGTTCGAGGTGTTGGGTTAAGTTTGGTGGTGACCTTTTGATCATCACTCAGGACGGGGTAGTGCCAATGTCAGGGGCTTTGCAAAGTTCTAGGTTAGACCCAAGGGTGTCGATTACCAACAAAATCCAATATGCCATGAGTGCGGCAATATCAAACTATTCGACTAATTTCGGGTGGTGTTTGCTGTATTTCCCAAAAGAGAACCAATTGATTATGAATGTGCCTATCTCGACAGGCGCACAACAGCAGTATGTGATGAACAACATCACTAAGTCTTGGTGTAACTTCACGGGTTGGGCGGCTAATTGTTGGGTGCTATACAAAGATAACCCTTATTTTGGGGGTGATGGGTATGTGGGGCAGGCGTGGAATACAAACGCAGACGCAGGGGCTGATATAGCCTCATTTGGTTTGCAATCGTTCCAAACTTACGGCAGAGCCAATCAAAAGCAATGCGAGATGATCAGGTATCACTTGTTTACAAATGGCGTTCCCTCTGTTTACGGGAATGTAAATGTGGACTACAACACGCTAGATGAGAGCGTCTCACTAGACTTTACTGTTGAGACTTATGGGCTTTGGGATACATCTTTGTGGGACTTTGGTGTTTGGGGGGATGGATTAGTTCCAAACGCTACTTGGCAAGGGGTAACGGAAATAGGTTATTCGTTCGCACCCCTGATAAAAAGTGCCACCCAAGGAATACAATTGCAATGGGTCGCTAGTGACTTAGTGTTCGCTAGTGGCGGTACTCTCTAGGAGAAATTATGGGTTGGCTCAACGAATTAACAAAAGTGATTGTGGGTAAACCCCCATCAGCCCCCGCAGCCCCAGACTATACGGGGGCAGCCGTGGCACAGGGCGCAGCTAACTTGGAAGCGGCTCGGGCTACGGCAATGCTGTCAAACCCCAATGTTTACTCTCCTTATGGCAACCAAACAGTTACCTATAACGGGGATATTCCTACTGTTACGCAAACGCTAACCCCCGCAGCCCAAAAAACACTAGAGCAACAACAAGCACTAGGTTTCAAACTTACTGACTTGGCGGGTAAGGGGTTTTCTGCTGTTGATACATCAATGGGAACGCCTTTCTCGTTTGGTGGCCCAAGCGTCCAAACCTCGCTAGACACCTCTGGAGTAGCCAGAATGCCTGTTAACGCAGGCACTACGGGTCAAGAAGCGATCATGTCTCGATTAGAGCCTAGCCTTGCTAAAAACAGAGTTAGCACAGAGACTCAATTGATCAATCAGGGTTTGCGACCAGGCACAGAGGCGTATGACAACGCCATCAACTTACTTAGCCAACAAGAAAACGACCAAAGAACGCAAGCGGTTTTACAGGGTCTAGGGTTAGATATAAGCGCAAATAATCAAGGGTATAACCAAGCCTTGCAAAGCGGTCAGTTTGCCAATACTGCCCAACAACAAGCGTTGGCACAAGCCATTCAACAGCGTCAAATGCCTCTTAACGAGGTCAATGCGTTGGTGGAAGGCTCTCAGATACAGAATCCTCAGTTTGGGGCTTATCAAGGTTCTAATGTCGCGCCAGCACCGATTGCTAACGCTACTACGCTGCAAGGTCAATTTGACCAAAATACTTATAACCAGAATGTCGGTTCATATAACCAACAACTTGCGGGTCTGTATTCGTTGGGTAGTTCAGCCGCAGGCGGTAAACGCGCTTAAAGGATAAGAAATGCCTGACATTAACCTAAACCCTTTTACAGCAGAAAGCGCAGCTATACAGCGCAGATTGCAAATGGCTCAAGCACTTGGGCAACAAGCATTGCAACCTATGGAATTACCGCAACAAGCGGGGGTTCGCGCCTCTCCTTATGCGGGATTGGCAAAGATATTACAAGCGTATAACGCAGCGCAAGCAGAAAAGTCCGCAACTCAAGAATATAAAGATTTAGCGGAAAGATACCAAGCAGGCAACCGAGCCGAAATGGGTTCATTCTTGGAGGCTATGCAAGGCACTCCAGCCAAGGAATTGGCAGGCCCTGCACCCCAAGGCGCACCAACAGGCGTATCGCCCGAGGGAATGCAAGGCGGTTACATACAGCCTGCTCAAGCCCCTGACAGACAAAGAGCAATGGCATTAGCCCTTGGCTCACAGAATCCAACCCTACAAGGTGCGGGTGGGGCTATGTTGAGTTCTATGATGACTCCAAAGTCACCTATCCAAGTGGCTGCGGGTGGAACTGTGCTTGACCCAACAACAATGCAACCTATCTACACCGCGCCTAGAGAGAGAACAGGCGAATTAGGTGTTTACGATGAGTATGTAAGACAGCAAAAAGCATCAGGCAAACAGCCTATGAGCATTGACCAATTCATTATTGAGCAAAAGAAAGCGTCTCGAAATGTTACTGTCAATCCTAGAGAAAGAATGCAATTTGACCCTGTACGGGGTGGCGTTGTTAATCTAGATACTGGTGAATTTAAGCCCGTTACTAGCCCAACTGGTGAGCCTATTGGTAGTCGTGAAAAGCCATTGACTTCTGGTGAAGTAAATAAAATTACTGACATTGATACTACTTTGGGGGCGCAAAAGAGACTCAAAGACACATTTGATGACAAATATGCTGGCTACAAATTACAAATGGGCGGTGAGTTAGCCAATGTAATAGGTAGTAAATTTGGTGGTGATAACCAAGCACAAGCAGAGTGGTGGGCATCTCATGCGGCTAACGACAACATTGCACGAAATGCTTTGTTTGGTGCGTCATTGACTGCGGGTGAGCAAAAGGCGTGGGAAAAGACATCTATTAACCCTGGCATGAGTCCCTCAATGATCAGAAACAGAATGGCAGAGCGCGAGGCTTTGATTGAGGCTAAACGCAACACCACAGTAGAAAACTTGGGCAAGGCTGGTTACGATGTAAAAGGATTTAAAGAAAAATCAGACTTTTACAACCCATCTGTTAACACCCCACCAGTAAGTGCTTTAAAAGAAGGGCAAACCACCACCTTTGCTAATGGTCAGAAATGGACATTGCAAGGCGGTAAACCAGTTCAGGTGAAGTAATGGATAAAAACCCTTGGGAAGTCGTTTCAGTCGCGCCAGCAACCACTCAGGCTAATCCTTGGGAGGTTGTTCAACAAGCCCCCCAACAACCTAAATACATGGGTTATGGGGAGATGATGGGTCAGGCGGTACAAAACATTATTCCTAGTGCTACCAACATGGCAACAGGGCTATATCAAGCGGTAACCAACCCTGTTCAAACAGTTTCTGGGTTGTTGGATGTGGGTGCTGGCGCACTACAAAAAGCCTTGCCAAAGCCCGTTGTGGACTTTGTAAACCAATTTGAGAGCAACCCCGAGGCGGCTCAACGCGCTGCCAACGCAGCTACTGCGGTGGGTGGCGCAATGAAAGAGCGTTATGGCTCGGTTGAAGGCATCAAGAACACGATAGCGACCGACCCTGTGGGTGCTATGGGTGATTTGTCTACCTTATTGGGTGGTGGCGCAGCTTTAGCAGGGCGCATTCCTATGGCTGGCAAGGTAGCGTCTACGCTATCAACTGCATCGGATATAACAAACCCCATCACTTTGGCGGGAAAAGGCGTATCAAAGACTGCTGACATGGCAAGCGCACTTGTCCAAGGCGGTTTAGGCTTAAAAACAGGCGTAGGCACAGAGCCAATAGCCCAAGCGGTCAAAGCGGGTCGTGAAGGCAACCAAACATTTATAGAGAATATGCGTGGCACAGTTCCCATGATGCAAGTCTTGGATGATGCTAAATCTAACCTTGCCAAGATGAATTTGGACAAGCAAGCCGAATATCGGTCAGGCATGGTCAACATAAAAAACGACAAAACCCAACTAGATTTCACAGGCATTGACCAAGCCATTGCTGACGCACAGAAATATTCGTCTTACAAGGGTAAGGTGGTCAATCAAGGCGCAGCCGATGTATTAGATGACATCAAAGCCAAGGTCGATGATTGGAAGAGTTCTGACCCTGCTCAGTACCATACCCCAGAGGGCATAGACAAGTTAAAACAGAGCATTTGGGAATCTATTGAGAAACTTCCTAGAGAGTCTAAAACGGCTTACTCGGCAGCTAAAGAGGTCTACGATTCTGTAAAGAAAGAAATCAGTAAGCAAGCCCCTGAGTATTCCAAAGTAATGTCGGACTACTCTCAGTCTAGTGACAAGATCAAAGAAATTGAACGCGCTTTATCGTTGGGAGACAAAGCCTCTGCCGATACCGCAATGCGTAAATTGCAGTCTTTGATGCGAAACAATGTCAACACCAACTATGGAAATAGATTGGACATGGCGAGAGAATTAGAAAGAGCAGGCGGTAATGAGATGATGCCTGCACTAGCGGGTCAGGCTATGAGCAGTAAATTGCCTAGGGGCTTACAAAGCGCGACAAACATTCCATCGTCTTACTTGGCGTATGGGGTTGGTGGCCCTGCGTTGGCTGCGGCTGACCTCATGGCATCTTCTCCCCGTTTGGTTGGTGAAGCGTCTTACAAGTATGGACAATTGGCTAATGCTTTAGGGCAAGCCACTCAACCCGTGACAAACCTAACAGGCAAAGTTCCTATGACAGCACAACAGGCTAGATTAGCGGCTTTATTGGCAGCTCAACAACCACCTCGGATTGAGTTAAACAATATGCTACCCAACAGACCATAAGGAAAAACCATGTCGTACAACGGAAGTGGAACATTTAACATCAACTCTACTGGTCAACCAGTAGTAGCAGGCACAGTCATCACAGCATCAGCGTTCAACTCTCTGACCAATGATCTGGCTACTGGTTTAACAACCGCCATCACCAAGGACGGACAGACCACTACAACGGCTCGGATTACATTTGCCCAAGGCATTACTTCTAGCCTGACTACGGACTCTTCTAGCGTCTCCACAGGCTCAATCATTACTGCGGGTGGTGTAGGTATAGCCAAGAATCTCTATGTAGGTGGTTTGTTGGATGTTGCAGGCGCAACAACATTCACCAATCCTGTGATCAACAACATCAAAATGGGTTACACCACCACCGCAACGGCTGCGGGGACAACCACATTAACTGTGGCAAGTAACTATCGTCAGTTCTTTACTGGCACTTCTACACAAACTATCGTTCTTCCTGTTACTAGCACCTTGGTGACGGGTATTGCTTATGAGATTGAAAACAACTCAACTGGTCTGTTAACAGTCAATTCCTCTGGTGGTAACTTAATAGGAACAATCCCCGCAGGCGTTTGTGCTCATGCGGTCTGTATTGGTACAACGCTAACAACAGCCGCAGATTGGGATTGGGATTACATCTCAACCACAACAATCACGGGTACGGGTGCTAATGTGTTGGCTACCAGCCCAACTTTAGTAACACCAGCATTAGGTACGCCCTCTGCTTTGGTGCTGACTAATGCAACTGGATTACCTGCGGGTCAACTTACAGGAACACAAACCATTCCAAAAACAACATTGCCAACGGGGTCTGTGTTGCAAGTGGTAAATGGAACAACTACGACAACAGCCTCAACGTCATCCACATCTGTTATTGACACAAATTTAACTGCAACAATTACCCCAACAAGTTCAACTAGCAAAATATTGGTTTTAGTAAGCCAACGGGTTTATAAAAATCAGACTTGTTCAGGAGGAGCAAATATATATTTGCAACGCGGGGCAACCAATTTATTGACAGACCAAAGGGTTGGATTAAACGACACCACTTCTGTTGGTAATGACCAAACATGGTCATGTTGTTATTTAGATTCACCAGCAACCACTTCAGCAACTACTTATAAAACTCAATTTGCCAATCAAAGCGGAAATGGTACTGTGTATGTAAATCTTGATAGCAATCAAGCACAAATTACTCTTATGGAGATAGCCGCATGAACAAACATGATGCAATTTATAAAACTAATCCTACTGTCGTCACTATCCGTGGTAATGACGCGTTTGATGCAGAGGGCAACGCAGTCGCTTATGACGAGGCGTCAGTCCAAGCCTACATTGATGCTCATGCCTACATAGCCAAACGCCAAGCGGAATATCCTCCAATGACTGACTATTTGGATGGCATAGCCAAAGGTAACCAAGCACAGATTGACAAATACATTGCAGACTGCCAAGCAGTTAAAGCAAAGTATCCTAAATAATGCTTGAGGACGCTGAAACCCAACTGGCAGTCCATGTCGCAATTTGCGATGAGAGGTATCGCAGGATAGACGAGTCTTTGTCTACGGGCGAAAAGCGCATGGCTAAGATTGAATATCTGCTGTATGCGGTGATCTTGGTTGTGTTGCTAGGCCCTGGCGTGGCGGCAGAGTTTGTCAAGAAAATGATCGGAGTGTGACATTGACCCTTTCTCTCTTCTTATGTTGGCACAAGGGGCTGTCTCTGCTATCAAGCAGGGGTGCTCTATGTTGCACGAAGGGAGAATGCAGCTCGAGGGTGCTAAAAAAACCATTGAAGGCGTACAAGCCGACATTAAAGCAATTAAAGGCATCTGGGATTGGTTACTTGGGCTATTTGTTAGCAAGCCTGCAAAGCCTGTCGATACGCCCAAGCCTGTGGCGAAAGCGAAAGCCAAAAAAGATGAGTCCTACGAAGCCCTCGAACTGGAAACAATCAAGAATGTCGGAGTTCAACTTGGAAACTTCTTTGACATACAAGCCCAACTAAACAACTATTACGCCTCTTTGGAGGCTGAATCTAAGGAACGCTATGACCCAACTCAAAACACTTCTAAAAAGGCTATTGAACGCGCCTTGGTGGAACTCCAAATGGAAAATCTTGATGCACAAATTCGGGAACAAATGACTGTTTATGCGCCAGCAGAATTAAAGGCTATTTACAGTCGGTTTTTGAAGATGTATGCGAGGATTCAACAAGAACAGGAATGGGCTAGGACAGAAGAAGTAAGGAAAATGAGATTAGCGCGTTGGCAAAAGGAACAAGAAGAGATCAGGGCTATTGAGTTAACAAGTGGAGTGATTGGCGTGGTATTCATATCATTACTTTTTGGGTGGTTAATGTGGCAACTACGCGCCTTATCGGGTGGGTTTTAGGATGTGTAGCGTTGTGCATCATTGTTGCAACGACTTCCATTGCCTACATTGAGACCATGTATATGAAAGCCCAACTCAAGCGAGAAATCAAAGAATTGAGAAAACTTAAACAGGAACTCAAAGAAAAATGAAATACTTATTGGTGATACTGCTATTGGTGGGATGCGAAGATAGATACCGATATTATTGCCAAGACCCAAAGAACTTCTCTGCTAAACGCTGTCAAAGACCTGATTGCCTATTTACCCAAGATTGTCCCGATTACCTTGTAGCACCAGTATTGGAGAAACCAATTGTCCAACCCGCCCAAGTTTCATCCGAACCGATTGCTAACCCAAGAGGAAATTGAAGTTCGCGTTTGGGCTTCCGTAGTCCTGATCGTGACTGTCATCCTTGCGGGTATTGTGATCTTTATGCTTTACAGCCTGGCATTTGTTGTTCAGCCTATTAAAAGCATGGCCCCGATTGACCAATCGTTTGCCAAGATGCTTAACGACATTGTGTTATTGATCGTTGGCGGTATCGGTGGGGTAATGTCTCGCAAGGGTGTCCAAGCGGTTGCTGACAAGGTTTCACCACCGCCTACTACCCCAATTACCAATTTGCCACAAGTTACAACGGCTCTTTATTCGGGGGCATTGCCAACATTTGTAAACCCTCCGCTAGACGAGGAATGGAGAGCACCCCCACCACCTACTACACCGCCTGACTTCTTGCACCCAGAGCGCGAGGAAATCGCTAAAGAACGGGCACTCAAATGAATCCGTGGCTCATCATTGGGGCTTTGGTGGCTCTCGGTAGTTTCTATTCCTATGGACACCATAAAGGTTGGGTAGAGCGAGACGCTGAGATGCAGTCCGAGATCGCCCAAAAGAACGAAGAGGCTCGGGCTAAAGAGCAAGAACTAACAAAACAGTTAAACGACAACTCCACTAAGTTACAGGAGGCAAACAATGCCATATCTGAAAAGCAGACTTCTCTTGATCGCGCTATTAGGGCTGGTAGCCTGCGCCTCAAAACCACCGAGCGTTGTATACAACCCACCGAAAATACCCCCGTTGCCAACGGAAATAGCAACCAAGAGGGAAGTGAATCTGACAGACAGACTCTTGCAGCTATTGCAGAAATCATCGCCCAAGGGGACAGAAACACCGCCCAACTCAACGCCTGCATCTCAGCCTACGAAGCCGTAAGGAGTCAAGTCAATGGTAAATAGCGACCAACTCCAAAAACTGCACATTGACCCTAGTTTGGTTCAAGTGCTAAACGACACCTTTCAGAAGTGGGGGATTTCCACTCCTAGACAACAAGCCGCCTTTATCGCCCAATGTGGGCATGAGTGTGGCAAGTTCAAAATCTTGGAAGAAAACCTCAACTACGCAGCAGATCGGTTGATGAAGATATGGCCAAAACGATTTCCCACTTTGGAGTCTGCACAGCCCTACCACCGAAATCCCAAAGCCATAGCAAACAAGGTTTACGCCTCACGCATGGGAAACAGGGACGAGGCTAGTGGGGATGGATGGCGTTTCCGAGGCTCTGGGTGGTTACAGTTAACGGGACACGATAATTTCTTTCACGCAGGCAAAGCGTGTGGGGTGGACTTTGTGATGAATCCTGACCTAGTAAGAACGCCTCAGTACGCGGCT